AATGGTCAGTCAGCAACTTTTGTATATGTTGATGCGACTGAAGGTTGGATTAATGTTCAAGAAACTCAAACATCCGTAGTTGGAATAGAGCCTTTTTTAGCCGCAACAGGTGGTACAATAACAACTTGTGGTAATTGCACAGTTCATACTTTTACAGGTCCAGGAACTTTTCAAGTTACAAGACTTGCAACAGCTTCTCCTGCACCAGCAAATAATGAATTATCTTATTTGGTTGTTGCGGGCGGTGGTGGAGCTGGTGGTGGAGATAATGGTGGTGGTGGTGGAGCTGGTGGTTTTAGAGAAAATAAAGCTCCTGTTACTCCTTACACAGCTAGTCCTTTAAACGGAGCAGGAACTATTTCAGCAACAATAACAAGTTTTCCAATTACAGTTGGAGCAGGTGGAGCAGGTGCAGTAGTAAGTTCACCTTGTGCTCAAGGTAAAAGAGGAAGTAGTGGATTAGTTTCAACTTTTTCAACAATTACATCAGCAGGTGGTGGAGGTGGCGCTGCCGCTTACTCATCAAGTCCTGATGGAAATGCTGGTGGATCTGGAGGATCAGGCGGTGGTGGAGGAATGTGTGGTAGTCCAGCTGGTGGTGGAAGTGGAAATTCTCCTTCAACAACTCCTGCTCAAGGTAAAAATGGTGGAAGTAGTGGACCAGGTGGTGGTGGAACAAGTGGGCCTAAATTTGGAGCTTCAGGTGGCGGAGGCGCTACTGCTGTAGGTGCAGATGGAACCCCTACTGTAGCTGGTAATGGCGGTGCTGGAGCAACAACAGGTATTAATTTTTCTAACACAGCGTTTGCTGGTGGTGGCGGCGGTGGAGCAGAAGCTGGTGCATGTTCAACTGGAGGAACAGGTGGTGGTGGACCAGGAGCAGGAAGCAGTCCTTCTAGTGGAACTCCAGGAACAGCTAATACTGGTGGCGGTGGTGGAAGTGCTGGATCACGAAGTCCAACTATTACAGTAGGAAATGGTGGTAGTGGAATTGTAATAATAAGATATAAAAGTAGTAGTTAAGAATTATGACAAGTAAAATAAAAGTAGATAATATAAATAAAGTTTCAGATGATTCAAACATCATCAAAAAATGTGGAACAACTACTACAATCGGATCAGGAGCAAGTAATCCAATTGTTGTAGATGGATCTACAGTTACAATTGGTAGATGTGGTGGAACTGTAGCTTTAGCATCTGGTGCAACACAAACAGGTTTCGGTAGAACAGGAACAGTAGACTGGCAAACAGGCAGTATTAAAACAAGTACATTTACAGCAGCAAATGGTGAAGGTTATTTTGTTAATACTACAGGTGGAGCCATAACAGTTAATTTACCAGCAGGTGTTGCAGGCGCTATTGTAGGTTTAAAAGATTACGCTGGAACTTGGGGCAGTAATGCAGTTACCTTAAATCCAAACGGATCAGACAAAATTGGTGGTGGTACTGATACTGATCCTACATTAGAAGTAAATGGTGGTGCAGTTCTTTTAGTTTTTGTTGATTCAACACAAGGTTGGTTAACTACTCAAGAATCAGTTACAGAAAGTCCATCAGGTGTACAAACTTTTGTAGCAGCTACAGGTGGAACTATTACAACTTCAGGAGATTGTAAAATTCATACATTTACAGGCCCAGGAACTTTTGCTGTTAGTCAAATTGCTACTTGTGAAGCACAGAATATAATGTCTTACGTAGTAATAGCAGGCGGAGGAGGCGGTGGCTTTCAAAGAGGAGGTGGTGGAGGTGCCGGTGGATTTAGAGAAGTTAAAAATCCAGCAACACCTTATACTGCAAGTCCTTTAGATGGTTATTGTACTCCAGCAAACAGAGTTACAGTTACAGCAACATCTTTTCCAATAGTGGTAGGTGGTGGAGGTGCAGCAGGAGGTTCTCCTAATTTAAGAGGTTCTAGTGGTGGTGTTTCAACTTTTTCAACAGTAACATCTGCTGGTGGTGGCGGTGGAGGTTCCGGTCCTACAGGTGAAACTGGAGCTAGTGGTGGATCTGGTGGTGGCGGAGGTTCTATCGAAAATCCTAATCCAGGATCAGGTACTAATGGTTCAGGTAATACCCCACCAGTTAGTCCTCCACAAGGAAACGATGGAGCCCCATCAGGTCCAGGACCAACTTCTGGTGGTGAAACAGGTGCAGGTGGTGGTGGTGCTACTGCTGCAGGTTCATCAAATCCAAGTCCTGGTTTAGCAGGAAATGGTGGTGCAGGAGCAACATCATCAATTACTGCAAGTCCAGTAGCAAGAGCTGGTGGTGGTGGTGGAGGTAATGGTTCATCAACTGGTTGTAATGGCGGAGCAGGTGGTGGAGGTCGAGGTGGTGGAAAACCTGGAGTTCAACCATATAATAGTTGCGCAGTCGCAGGAACACCTAACACTGGTGGTGGTGGTGGTGGTAGTGGAGATGCTAGTGGTGGTGCAAAAGCAGGTGGCTCTGGTGTAGTAATAATAAGGTACAAGTTTCAATAGGTAAATTATGAGTGAAATAAAAGTAAATAAAATTAGTCCAAGAGCAGCGTGTGGTACAGTTCAATTAGGAGATAGTGGAGATACGTTCACAATTCCTGCAGGTGCAACAATTAATAACCAAGGAACGGCGACAAACTTTGGTCCAACAGGATCTGTATCTTGGCAGACAACAGTTAAGACATCAGGTTTTACAGCGGTTGCTGGTGAAGGATATTTTGTAAACACAACAGGTGGTGCAGTATCAGTTAATCTTCCAGCCGGAACTCCAGGAGCAGTTATTGGAATTAAAGATTATGCAAATACTTTTGATACTAATAAAGTTACATTAGTTCAAAATGGTTCTGATAAAATTGGTGGTGATGCTATTAATGCAACTTTATCAACAGAAGGTATAGCAGTTACATTAGTTTTTGTAGATTCAACAAAGGGTTGGTTAGTAACAGATTCAGGTTTACAATCAGAAGCACCAACAGCAGAATTTATAACAGCAACAGGTGGAACAATTACTACTTGCGGAAATTTTAAAATTCATTCATTTACAGGTCCAGGAACTTTTACTGTTTGTTCAGTTGGTAATGCATCAGGATCAAATTCAGTAGATTATATTATAGTAGCTGGCGGTGGTGGTGGTGGCGGCGGAAATGATAGAGGTGCTGGTGGTGGCGCAGGAGGTTTTAGAGGATCAAATGGAACTGCATCAGGTTGTTATGCAGCAGGTTGTTCACCAATAGTTGGTCCAGTATCAGCTTTTCCAGTTGCAGCTACAGGTTATCCAATTGTAGTAGGTGGTGGTGGTGCAGGTGCACCAGGACCTTCTAATCCGGTTGTTCCAGGTACTGCAGGAGTTGCCTCTAGTGCATTTAGTCTTACAGCAGCTGGAGGCGGTTTTGGTGGTGGAGGATCTCCTAATTCTGGTGTTGGAGGAAATGGTGGTTCAGGTGGTGGTGGTAGCAGAGCTGGTGCTTGTGCACACGGAGGAGGAACAGGAAATACACCTCCAGTTACTCCCCCTCAAGGAAAAGATGGGGGCGATAGTGCCGGAAACGGTAATGGTGGCGGTGGTGGTGTAAGTGGTTGTGGAACAAATGCAACCCCTACTCAAGCTGGTCCAGGTGGACAAGATATAAATAATTCAATAACAGGAAGTCCTGTTTTTTATGCTGGTGGTGCAGGAGGTGGCGGACATAATCCAGGAACTGCAATAGGAGCAGGAAGTCCAGGAGGATCGGGTGGTGCAGCTGGAGCAGTAGGTAGTTCTCCTCCACACGATGGTGCTAATGGAGCTGCTAATAGAGGTGGTGGCGGAGGTGGTGCATCTAATAGAGATGGAGGACACGCTGCAGCAGGAGGTACAGGTGGCGGTGGTGTAGTAATAATAAGATATAGATTTCAGTAGTTGAATGATAATTAAAAATAATATATAAGGAGAATAATTATGGCACATTTTGCAAAACTAGGAGCTAACGGAAAAGTTATTCAAGTATTAACTTTGAATAATTCTGATATGCTTA